TTAGCTGAGGATATGGCCCTGGTCCTGGATGATCGCATCGTCCAGCGCTTCCAGCAGCGCTTTGCGCACCTTTAACTTGGTGTGTTTGTGGGCGTTCATATTCAGCTTCTTCAACTGACGGGCCGCTTCCAGCGCTGCAGCATGCAGCTCTTGCGGTGCGACCACCCTGTCGAGGAAACCTGCGCCCAAGGCGCCTTGCGGGTCGAACATCTCGGCATTGATCACCGAACGGTGAAACGCGGATTTGCGCAGGCGATCCCGCGCCAACTCGATCCCGGCGTGGTGCATGGTCATGCCGATTGCCACTTCATTCAGGCCAATGCTGAAAGGGCCTTCCACACCAATCCGATAATCCGCCGACAACAACAGGAACGCGCCCTTGGCGACTGCATGCCCAGGGCACGCCACAATCACCGGAAACGGGTGCGACAACAGGCGACGCGCCAACGTCGAGCCCGACGTCACCAGGCCGATTGCCTCTTTAGGGCCGGCCGTCATCACTTTCAAATCATAACCACCCGACAAAATCCCCGGCGTCCCGGTGATGATCACCACCGCGCGGTCCTTCTCGGCCTGGTCCAGCGCTGTATTAAACGCACTGACCACATCGGGAGAAATGGCATTCACCTTGCCGTTGCTCAAGGTCAGGGTCGCGATACCGTCTTCGAGGTGGTAAGCAATCAACTCACTCATGACGCGGTTCCTTGTAGGACTTGTTATAGATAGGCTGTTTATAGAAGCGTATGCACAGACGTTACCCACCACGCCCGCCCCGGTAAAGCGCCGTGACTGACTACCCAGTCAGACTTTTCCGGCATGCCGGTCGCCCAATAGCCTAAGGCAGGGCGCAATCGCCGTTCCAGACGCGTGCTGCTCATGCCCAAGAATGGCAGAATCACCACCCCTTGCCGGGCACGTCCCGGTATAGCGGTCTAAGCGCATGAAAATTCTGAAAAAAACCTTTGCCATCAGAAAGGCTTTCGACTACATTAGCGCGCCTCGACAGACTGAACTGGTTTGACGAGATACGGTGAAGTGTCCGAGTGGCTTAAGGAGCACGCCTGGAAAGTGTGTATACAAGAAATTGTATCGAGAGTTCGAATCTCTCCTTCACCGCCACATTCTGAAAACGCAAACCCCTGATTTTCCTAGAGAAAGTCGGGGGTTTGTGGTTTTTGGCATTCTAAAAATGGCTCCATGGGACCACCATGGGACTGGAGCGCTATTTCGGTGCGCAGCGTAGGTCTGTTGAGTGAATGGAGAAGAGGTTCTTCAGCCAGAGAGCTGCATACCCTAAATATGCCTTCCTGGGTTAAACGAATGGCTTCTGGTGGCGTGGTCATTTCTCGGCCACAAGGGCTTCAAGTTTCTCCTTGGTGCTGATGCGCAGCGTTATATGAGGCGGGCACGATCGATGTGTGATCTGTCGGTTCGCCGCATCCTACCCAGTTCAACGTTTTAGCTGTTGAGGAGATGCGGCCTAATACCGAAGAAGCTCGACTACACGGAGATTTTTAATTCGGAGCTTTTTCTGCCTTGATAGCTCTGTTTGTTCCATTTTTTTTTGTCAGTCTATCTATCAGATCTGATGGTGATAAATAAAGCGTTTTTCTACCGTCCTTAGTGTTCATGAATAGCTTTAAGTTACATAGCACATTTAAATGTGTCCTGGCTGTGTTTTCTGATACGTCATAGCTACTGGCCACTTCTTTTACGGTGAATATTCTACCTGGTTCTTTTGCTCCCTTCTTAACAAGATCCTTTTGTATGAAGTTAAGTGTGGAGTTGTATTTGGTGGTTTCTAAAAGTTTGACGACCTGCTGAAACTCATTTGACCGACTCTCTAAGTACGTTTGGAGTTCCTCAAAAGCCTTTAGAATGATCTCCGCCTGAAAGTCAATGAAGTACGTTAAATCGTTTTGGTCCTTTTCGGTGTACAGATACGAAAGCCCATATCCTTTGGGGTCGTCTTTGAGAAGCTTGCTAATTGAAACATATCTAAATAGATCGTAATCGCACTTTAGCATGTACCAATAGAAGAGTGCTCTCGCTGTCCTTCCGTTACCGTCTCTGAACGGGTGTTCGTATCCAATCATAAAGTGGAGTATTATTGCTTTGATCACTGGGTGCAAAAACTCGCACCCGTTATCTCCCGAGTGATCTTCGTTGGCAAATGTGCAAAGTAAATGCAATCTTTTTGGAAGATCAGTAAAGGGTGGAGGTTGATAGGCTATTTCCTCCTCAGTGTCTGAAACATAAATGTCGTCACTTTCCCTGAATTCACCAGGTACTACATTATTTTCAGTTGTGCCCTGAGTTGCTATTCTATGAAAGTCTAAAATAAGATCTAGAGTAAGAGGTTCGTCTCTCGTTAATTCAGCGTGTTTCAAAAGTAGATAATTGTTTAGGATCATCCGCTCATCTTCATTAAGAGGGATTCTTTCCTCTTCTAGCATTTTTTTAGCTACTTCCCTAGTGGTAGAGGCTCCTTCAAGTTGAGCGCTTGATATTGCTTCTTCCATAATTAGCGAAGATACCAAAAACTTACTTTGCAGGCTCTCTGGCGCTTTGCTGCCTGCAATTGCTGCAACACTGCCACCTGCCAATTTTACAATTCTGTGCAGCTTCGAATCCACGGAGTGCGGAATGCAGTACGTGAAAACTTCGCCAGTGCTACCCACTAAAGCCAGTGGTTTCATTTGCATGTATCTTTTGAATTTTACCGCCAGCCAGATATCGGTAGCATCAGCTCTCGGTACTCTCCATTTGAATTTGTCCCAATGGAGATAATTACCTTTTGCGTCTGTTACGTCGTACTTGCCGATGTACTTTCCGACCTTTTGAAAGTCAATTTGGGTCGGATCAAATTTTGGTGCCCTTTCAACCCTTGGCTTTGCCATGGCAATACTCAATTATGAAAATTTGCGTTTGGATGACTGGATACTGTCACATGGTCGAGTAAAGTCAAGGCGGATGCGGCAAGTTTTTCAGTGGAAATACGCTTGTATGGCGGCTTTTTGGTGGGGTTAAGCTCAAAACATTTCCGATGAGGAAGCATGTCCACCCTCAAGCTTAGCGTTTCTACCAACGAATTTTTAAGTCCCAGCGACCTACCGCGTCATCTTCTTGCAAACCTGAATCTGGGGTACTCGCATGGCCAATAGGCGTTTTATACCTTCAGAGCAAGCTGCAGCATTCCTATGACGTCCGGACCATCCTCATTGATCCACGTCCCATAATGCTGGCGGATCATATTGCCGTTGGTATGCCCCATCTGTTCAGCGATCCAATCAATGGAGGCAATGCCCGTGGTCAGCAACTGACTGGCGTAGGTGTGACGGCATTGTCCTGGTCCACGATAGCGAACGCCGGCGGCAAGCAGATGAGCCTTGAAGAACCGGTCGCGCACGACAAAGTCGTTGGCATGCGGCAGGCCAGTCTTGGTGTTCAAAAACACGAAGTGCAGTGTATGCCGGCGCACGGTTTTGTTGTCTCGCTCAACGATCTCCACCGTTTCGGCTTTCCGCTTTCGGGTCAACGCATCGAGCTTGCGCAGCGCCTCCCAGGCGGGGGCCAGCAGGCGAACCTTACGCATTGAGCGCCGCGTTTTAGTGACGCGATAGGCGCCGCGTACCTTCGATCGGCGAAAGGTCACCATCCCTTGTTCCAGGTCAACGTCCTCCCAGGCCAAGGCGATCGTTTCAGATACTCGGGGCCCTGCCCACAACATGAACTGCACCATCAGCAGTTCGAAGGTGCGCGTTGTTGGCGTTTCGAGGATCTGTTTAATTTCGGCCCGGGTGAACGGGTCCGGCGCCTCGGGGTCAGGTAGGCGCACCATCAAACCTTCGGTGGGATCGTGGGCGACTTTCATCCTGGTGCGGTAGAGGCGAAACACTTGGCGCACGTTGCTGATGATGTCGCGGATGGTTTTGTTTTTGAGGGTCTTGGACAGCGTGTCCTGAATCCATACCTGCAGGTCCAGGTGGTCGATTGCGTTGATCTGCACCTTGCCCCAGCGCGGCCGCACATGCACCTCGGCTTTGTTGGCGTAACCTCTATAACTCGACGCCGCCACGCTGTTGGCCTTGATCCGCAACCACAGGTCCAGGTAGTGGCCGAAGGTGTTTTCCACCAACCTGGCCGAGTTCGGGAAGTGGCGTGCGTAATCAAAGGTGCCTGAGTCGATCTCGTACTCAATGATGGCGAGCAAGCGTTTCGCCTGGGCCACCGTGGCCGGCTTGTTTCCTCCTGGTATGGATTCGCGGCATTTTTCGCCGTCGTATTGAAAATAGATTCTCACGGAATTGCCGCGAGTTTCGACCCCACTCATGTAAACCCCTAACGCTGTACTCGTGTATCGACAGTCTGACGATCGGAAACGAAAAGGCCCGTTTCCGGGCCAAGTATCTGGAAGCGCATCTTCTGGTGGACGCGGCTTATGGCTTGGGCTTGCTGTTACGTAGATGCGCGTTCTGCAGCTGGCGCCGTCGGCTGCATTCCACGTGGTTACCCTGGGCACGCCACTTGCCGCACTGTTCGCAGAGGCTGGTGTAGTCAATGTTCCAGGGAAAGCGCCGTGCGGGTAATGCAGTAGGGCGGTTAGACATGACGTGAGGCGCCCCGGGTTGTGGGGTTGGCCAGCAACTGGGCGACGACGGCGGCATCTGTTTCGCTCAGTTCGCCCAGGGTTCTGGCCATCTGGCTAAGGCTTTCGAGGCGGGTGCGTGATTCAGGGGTCTTGTGCACCAGGTAGCCAATGACGGCCGCGCCAATAATCGCGGTGGCCACCAGGTGTCGTGCCGGTGTGGTAGCCTTCGTGCCGCTGCTGCTTTGGGTCTGTGCTTGCATGCTTTAGTCCTCAGTGGTGGTTGGGTGTCGGGGAGCTGCAACTCCTCGACACTGCTTTTTTAAAGGTCAGTCCTTACGCGCCAGGTGGATCACCAGGCCTTCAAAATTCGGCTCATGTTCACTGCATGATTGCCACTCCAATACCCTCAAAATCTGTTGCCGGCTGCAGTCGTCCACCAGAATTTCGCGCTGGCCACCGTCTGCCCTGACTTCCAGAATCTCCAACAAGCCATCCTCCCCATAGGCACCTGCCTGAATGATCGGCGCGCTCACGCCTGCGAAGTCCAGGCGGTCCTGCACGGCCTGCAGCTTGCTGGTATTGCCGTCGCCGGCCCTGCCCATAAACACTTGGATTTGCATCGGTCTCTCTCTCCTTTACGCCTTGAATGTCCAGCACTTCACTGTGGTCGGCCGGGGTTGTGAACACGGGTTGCGGTTGTTGAACGCAGCACGTACAGCGCTGTGAACCGCCTTGTTGCTGTCGACGAACTTGTGGGAACGCGACTCTTTGAGCAGGTCGCGCAAGGTGGCCACGTCGGCTAACTTCTGTTTGTGTTCAGCGGCGCGCTCGCAAAACTCGTTGAGGTTGATGGCGATCACAGCAGGGTCGGTGCTGTGGTCCACCACCGGGTCTTCGCTCAAGGATTCGAGGTAGTCATACACCTCCCAAAACTCGGCCACGGCCGCATGGTCGGAACTGATCGACGCCTGGCGCTCGATGGCCATGCGCACGATCTGGCGCTGGGTGGCAGCGACTTGGGGATCACTTAATTTCAGGACCAGGCGAATGCCGTCCAGCAGCGAGAGCATTTGCGCGTGGTTCTTGCTGATGCGCTCCACGCGGATGTAGCCGCGCAGGTCATAACCGCAGCTGGTGCAATTGCCTTGGTCACTGATGTAGGCCTGGCTGCAGGCGAAGCAATGGGTGTGCAAACGGCGTAACTTCGATTCGTGCTCGGGCATGCGCTGGGCGAACAGCTCAAGCACCACGGATTCTTTGCCCACGGCCCGCAACAGGAAGTGGCTGAGGGTGCCACCGTCCAGGGCGTTGAGCTGATCCGCTGCAGCACGGCTTTCCGGTGTGACGGTCGGGCGCACGAAGTGCAGCTTCACAATGCGCGTCATGATCGCTTCGTGGGCGACCACGGCCGCGTTTTGGCTGATTGCGATCGTCCCCCGGAATGGCGGCTCGTAAGTTTCGTTGCCCGCCGTCTTGACGCCTTTGGTGGCCAGGGTGCCGCCGCCGTAAAAGTCTTTCAGCTCGTCCCATTCGAAGGTTTTGGCGTGTGCCCGATCATCACCGTGGCGATCGGCTTCTAGGAACACCACCGGCATGCCGGATACCTGGCCCATCAGGCGAGAGCGCCCAGCCTTGGTAGATTTCATCGGGTCAAAGCCCTCATAGCCTTCGCGGCCGAGTAGTTTCCAAAGCAGGTTCAGCAGCGTGGTTTTGCCGGCGCCGGCTTCACCGGTGGCTTCCAGGAAAGGGAAGGACTGGTAGCGGGCGCGGATCTGTTCGCAGTACAGCGAACCAAAGAAGAACACCAACGCGACGAAGCCCTGGGCGCCGAAGCAGGTCCACAGCAACTGCACCCACTTTTCGTTGAAGTCCTTGGCTTCACGCTGCAGCTTGATCGGGACACCTTTCTGCAGGGTTTTCAGGCGCAGCTTGCCGAACTCGAAATAGTCTTCACTGTTGACCTTGTAGGTGGTGCCGTCCTTGATCGCGATATCGCCGTAGACGTAGCAGGCGTATTCCTTGCTGTAGCCCACGTAGTCGATCGTGGAAACGGTTTTGATGCCGAACAGCTGATCTTTCATGAGCTTGTCGAGTTGTTGGCCGCTGCCGGTGAACATGGCACCCGCCGCCATACCCAGCAGGCGCTTTTTAAATTCACTTGCGGCCGACAGTTGGCCGCTGGTGAAGGTGTTCTTCACGCTTTCGGAGTCGTGGGGGAAGTCCACGCGCATGTAGTACCAGGACTCGTCTGTGACCTCGTTACGTTGGAAATACAGCGCCTGGGGGTAGCAGTTGGCGATCTCCACGACGCTGCCGGATTGCTGCAACGCTTTTTCACGCTGTTGCGCCTGGTTGAGCAGTTGATCGTCGTGGTTCTCGCTGTCCTCGATGTCGGACATGGCTCGGTTGAATTTCTCCATGTCCAACTTGAACCAGTACAGGCGGCTGCCAAAACCCAAATGAAATTCCCCGCGCTTGTTCCAGTCGTACATGAGCAAGGCTTTTTCCGCCGCGCTCTCGGCCAGTAGCAGGGCGCCCTGGTGGCGGGCTTGCTTGAGGTCAGTCGCCATCTGGTCGGCGCGTTTGCTGTCGTCCTGGATGAAGCTCCAGCGTTGGTGAAGATCGTTCCAGTCGGACTTGCGACCATCGCGCTGGGGGATCTGTGCTGACTCGCAGATGAAGCCCAGGGCACGGGCTTCGCGCACCCATCGGCGGGTGTAGGCGTTTGCGCTCGGCTCGTTATCCAGCGCCCAAACCAGCTTGGGCAGTTTCCCGCCTTCCCGGGTTTTAACCAGTTCCTTTAGGGAGTCGCCGGGGAATGCGTTGGACGACATTGCCGATACGGCTGCAATGTCGTTATGCACCAGGGCGATGGCGTCAAAGATCCCTTCGACAATCCAAATTTCCTTGGCTTCTAGCAGGTCCACGCAGGGCGGGCACCACCAGACGCCGCGATAGCTGTCCTTGGATTTGAAGCGAGCCTTCATCTTGCCGAAGCGGTGCGGCTGATCGATCAGGCGTTCCCACCAGCCACCTTTCTCCAGGGCGAACCGCACCGTAGCGCTGCCGGCGTTGTGTTCAACGGAATAGAACGTTTCCTGAGTGAACCAGCCCTGGATCAGCTCAAATCGAAAGCCTCGGGCAAACTCCAGGTAAGCGCGTGCGGTGGCGTTGGGATGTTGATCTGTTGCCGGCGCGCGTTTGCTCCAGTCTTCAAACAGATCGTCGTACAGCTCTTTCACATGCAGGGTGTGGCCACACTTTTCAGGGCGACCACAAATCACCATCCATGGCGTGTCAAAACGGGAGTACAGCTCTTTCTTTTTGCACTTCGGGCAGGTGCCGCCGCGCATGTAGTCGGTGCCCGTGCGGTGCTTGAGCCCGAAGTCGGACTGCAGGCGTTGCAACACGTCGTGGCGAAGATCTTCTTTCATGGGGTTACTTCACTGCTTTGAGGCTGTGGGACAGGGCTGCCATGAGGCGCTTTTGCGCAGCCATGACCGGGATGTGGGCGAGAATCGCGCCATGGCGCAGACCTGCCTTAACAAGGCGAAATTGGTCTGCGTACCAGTGCTCGTTGAGGCTCAACCGATACTGTTCACGTAGGTTGGCCAGCAACGCCTCGGCCTCAGCCGGTGGCAGTTGGGTGGTAACAATTACGGCGTTTGCCATCGTTAAACCTCGATTTCGGGCGCAGCTCACCCAAACCCACGGGATGTGAGGCCGACGATAGGTTGGGTTAGGTGTTAGGGAGTGACGGAGCGCTGGCGAAACGCGCCTTTGACCAGGTCGGTTTGGGCGAGCGCGGTCAACTTGATTGCAACCGGTTCGGCCACATCGAACTTGTCCACCAGGTAGTTGCTTGTACGATTGAGTAGCACCGGCAGGTCGCCCAGGTGTTCAGCTTGATGGCGCTCAAGGAAGGCGAGTGCAGCGTTTTGCATGCGCTCTTGATAGTCCAAGATATTGGTTTGGGTGCTCATTGAACCTTCCCCGATCGAGCGCGGTAGAGGTCAATGGCCGCATGGACTTCGGCGGTGCGTGCAGCCATGTGCAAGACGTGCGCGTTCAGGATGAGTTCGGCTTCATCCTCAGTGATGACTCCGTCCTCAAGCGCCTTCGCAATGACCTGGTCAACGGTGCCCCGCATAGCAGAAGCCTGCACAGACCGCGTATACATCTCTACGTTGTCGAGGTTTTCAGGGTGGACGACAGGTACGAACATGCCGCCATACATTGCCGCGACGTAGGTGGGTAAGTGCTGACTGCCTGTGACTTGCTCCAGTTGGAAGATCTGCAGGTCTGTCAGTGGGCGGCAGTTATTGTTCTCGTAAGCATGGTTGTCGAACTTTTTGAGAGACAAACCGACGTGAGCGGCAGCGCCTTCGCGACCACCTTCAAAGTTGCAAATTATTGCGCTAACGACTTCACGACGTGTTTTTAGAACCTGACTTTTCATCTTCTGCTGTTCCCTCAGAGACCTGACCATTACTGTGCAATTACGCCGTCTTTGATGCCTAACAGGACGGCAGCACGATGGGCCTCCCCACGACGGCATTGGCTTTGGCCATTTAGCACCGCGTAGACGGTGCTGGGGTTGAGGTTGTGTAGTTCTGCAAAATTTTTCGCAGTCTGGCCACGCTTCTCCAAGGAAGCACGCGCCTGCTGGCGAGCTTGCTCGGCAATGGTTGAGTTGGGCATAGTGCAATTCCTTGCGTTTTCATGTGATGACAAACGCAGGATGTGGCAAAAAACTGCCAATGTAAATATGCGGATGGAAAAATATTGACACTCTCCGAAGAGATTGGCGCAAGGCTGCGCCAACAACGAGCCCAGGCTGGGCTGACGCAAGATCAAATTGCGGAACATCTTGGTGTCTCGAAAAGAACTCAAGGAAACTACGAGTCCGGTGCCAGTGACGCCCCCGCGTCCTACCTGAGCATGGCTGCTAGTTTGCTCGGATTTGACGTGCTCTACATCGTTAGCGGAACTCACACGACTCTGAACGCCGATGCTTTGTCTGAGGTTGAAGACAGCATTGTTCAGCAGTACCGCAGTATCCCGGCGGATGATCAAAGAGCCATTCGGCGCTTTGTAAAGGCCCTGGCAGATGATGCAGTCAAAGGGGTGAACTGACCGCGCTTTTCCTGCCTTACTAATAGCTCGCCCCCATATCACTGCGTCAGCAATGGATTTTATGGAGTGGTAAGCATGTTGGATCGCACAAACGCCGATGCCGGTTATGTTGAATTTGGGGCATCTGCGCAGTATGAGCTTTCGCATATTGAGCACCGTCTGATCGGCTTCTATCGCCAGTTGAGCCAGCGTGACCAGGAGCAATTGCGCAGGCTCACCGAAGCGCTGATAAGCAATCCGGATCAGCTCGACGACGATTGATTCCTGAACCGCCGGCATGTCGTTGTCGGCGGTTTTCATCAAGCGACTGCCTGCGATCCAAGCTTTTCAAATAGCTCTCTTTGTTGCGCCCTGGGCATGTCTCTGAGCCGGTCGATCAGTAGTCTGTCGAACGTTTGTGCAGACGGGCTAAGCGTGTGGGAAAACGTGAGATTTGCTACCCAACTGTGGCCGCACTTTGCATCGAGGCATTGGCAGTATAGTTTTGCGAAGTCAGCAGATAGCACCTCACGCGATGCAATACGGCCTTTGTGCCCACACTTACAAGTCACTCTCATGGTTCCCTCCCCAGGGCGCAGCTAATTGCCACTATGTTCGCATGTGGTGCAGAATATTTCTCTACCTTTGAGTCTTTAGGTAGCGGTTTCGCCTGCGTTATCGAGCTTTCTCCAGTCGATACGCCTGTCCTGTCGAAGAGTGTCATTCAGTTGGTTAAAGAGCTGACAGATCGGCCTGATTTCGTTACTGGTGTACACGCGATCGATTTTCTCGATGTCGCCGAACCCGCCGTTGTTCTCGGGGATGATTCCGGCCAGGGCCGGGTTCATACGCCAGGCGGCGATCACATCGTTGCGGGTGATGTTCTTCACCTTCTCCAGCTCGTCCTTGGCCTGAAAGTCACCCACGGGGATGATTTGAATCGCGTTCTCCTTCCCGTTGGGGATGTTGACGAACATCGAGCGGAAGTTGCCCACACCCTTACTGGCGCTAATCTGTGCGCGCAAGTTGTCTTCGTCTTCCTCGGTCAGATCCGGGTCGTTGGTGTAGAAGATGTAACCCGCGTGCGCGCCGTTGCTGTAGTAGCGCCGGCGGAACAGGGTCGCGGCCTCGTTGAGCAACAGCGCCTGCAGGCCGCCCAGGTAGTCAGGAACCCCATAGATGTTCTGTTCCACGTCGTAGTCAAGGACGTGTTCGATTTCGTCCTGGGAGAAGTCCATGTATTTACTGTCGGGCAGTAGCATCCGGAACCCGCCGTCGACCTTCACCCGCATGTTGATTGCCGGCAGGTGCTGCATCTCCAGCACTTCGCCGAAGGCGTTGGTGTCGCGGTAGAAATACGCCTCGCCAAACACCATGTAGTCGAGGCTAGCCCGGCCCATGGTCTGGGTGCTGCAGCCGTCGGACGGGATGAATTCACGCAGCAGCAGGTTGCGCTTGAACTTCGGAATAGCGCCGTGGTGCGCGTTGGCGCGCAGCAGCTTGGCCAGGCCCGCTCGCGACACTGGCGGCTTGTAGATCTCGCCGTCGTCGCTGAGAAACACCCCCAGGTACTCGCCGATGTTGCCGGACAACACCTGTTCGGGTTCCCCGAAGGTGAACGCCCGCATGGGTTGCGGCTGTCGCGCCTGCTGGGTGGCTTGAGGCTTTTCGTGTCGTGGCTTGGGCATTGGTTCCGCTCGTGACGTAGCGGCTACGGCGCCGCTTGTTGGTGTTGAGGGGCTCATTGAACAGGGCGTGCATGATCGACCAGGCGATATCGGCGTGACCGGTGGCGTCGGTGCGCGAAGCGCTGTAGGTGACTTGGCCGCTGGTGGTGGTGCCGCGTTTGATGGTCAGGAACGCCTGGGCGATGTCGGTCCAGCCGGCGTCCCACTCGATGCGACTGCCCTGGATCGTGTCCTGGGCCTTGAGGACCAGTAGGTTCTTGGTCTCCAGGCTGTAGTGGATCGGCGTGGCTTTGGGGTAGAAGTCGCGCACCAGGTCGAACACGCCATAGCCCACACCGGTGATGTCGATTCCGATGTGTTGCACGTTGAAACGTTCGGTAAGCTTTTTGACCTGGGCTGCCTGGTAGTTGAACGAATGCCCCCGCCAGCTGTGCTTTTCCAGGATGCGGAATTTCGCCCCGTGTTCCAGCGATGGGGCGACCACCACACACGTGGCGTCGTCGCGGGTGCGGCTCGGGTCGTAGCCCAGCCAGACAGGACTGTTGCCGAACGGCCGATCCAGTTCCGGGTCGTAGTCTTTCCACAGCGACAAGTCGGAGTAGCAACGCTCCAGATCCTTGAGGCCGAAGGCGCTCTGGCTGCTGTCGATGAACTTGCAGTAGAACAGCTGCTGGAATTTGTCTTCGTCGTACTCCAGCTGCAGCTGCTTCAGGTCGAACAGATCGCACCCGCCATCGATCGCGTCCTGGATGGTGATGGTCTTGCGCCATTGGCCGTCGGGGCACAGCGCGCCCTGGGTGTAGGACGCCTCGGTGGGCCAGGTGCCGCCAGCTTTCTTGCCGCGTTTGCTGTTGCGGAATTCCTCCCCGGACCAGAACGGGTATGCCTGGTGCGATACCGCGCTGGGCGTCGAGAAGTAGGTTTTGCGCCACTTCTTGTGGGTGCCCATGGCGCTGGCCACGGTGCTGAGCTTTTCGAAGTCGCGGATCCAGAAGTACTCATCCACGTACACATGGCCGTGGTAGCCCTGGGCGGTGCTGCTGTTGGTCGACAGGAAGCGCAGCTCGGCGCCGTTGCTAAGCGTGATCGGGTTGCCGGTCAGCTCGATATCGAACCACTGCTTGGCGAACTGGATGATGTAGCTGCGGAAGATCTCCGACTGCGAGCGGCTGGCCGACAGGAACACCTGGTTGTCGCCAGTGAGTACCGCGTCCATGAACGCTTCGCCGGCGAAGTAGTAGGTCAGACCGACCTGGCGGCTTTTGAGGATGTTGCGGATCCGGCTAGTCAGCGGGTTTTGCTTGGCCGCGAACAGTTCCTGCTGATAGCGGTACATCTTGCTGATGAACTTATCCAGGAAGTCGACTTCGGTCAGCCCGCTGATGTCGTTCTTGGCCTTCTTTTCCTTTTTCCTGTCGCCGCCTTCGCCACGGCTGGAGCGTTCGCCACGCGAGCGTTTGCGTGGTTCCTGGGGCTCGCCCTGGTCGTCGCCGTTCGATGCCACCACCGGTGCTGGCTTGGCCGCTTGTTTCAGCAGTCGTTCGCGAACAACGGTCAGTCGGTCTAGTTCGTTCAGATCGTCTTTGGACAGGCTGCCGACTTTGTCCAGGAGCAGGGTGATCCGCCGGCCGACGGCAGTCAGCGGTTCTTCGTCCGACAGCATGTCTTCCCAACCGCCCTGACGGATCCAGTAGTAGACGATTCGTATGTTGGGCAGGTTGAGCTGCGCCTGAATTTCCTTGGCCTTACAGCGGCGCAGAAACAGGCGTTTGGCGGCTTCTTTAACTTCGGTCGAGTAGTACATGGGCCGCAGTCTATGCGGCGAAAACGCTGGAAACGCGGGGTTAAATTCCGTGATCCGCCTATATCGCGAATATAGGAGAAACGCGCATTTGAACCGTTTGTTTGAGGGCTGACGGCTACCTATCTTGGCGGCTCATTCAGCGATTGAGCGCAGTTAAACCCATGCCCCGTTCCCTTGTTTCGTTCTGGAAACGTGTCGCCACCAGCGGAGCCACCGTTGATGGGCGCGCAATCCTTCCCCAGGAACTGCGCGACATCGCTGAAACCTACAAACCATCCTTCTACACGGCGGTGATCTGGTGCGACCACGAACGTTGGCCAGGCTCCCACGGCACCGTCTACGCGGTGCGTCTGGTGGAAGAAGCCGAAGACCTGGAACCCGGCGAAGTGGCTTTGGAAGCGCAATTGAAGCCCAACGACCGCCTGCTGTATCTGAATGACCAGGGCCAGAAGCTGTTCAGCAGCATCGAAATTACCCCGGACTTCCGTGGCAAGGGCAAAGCCTACCTGACTGGTTTGGGCGTTACCGACCAGCCTGCCAGCGTGGGTACTCAGGAACTCTACTTCTCCCACAAGAACAACCGCGCCTCCTACTACGCCGCGTCGGTCGAACTCGGCCGCCTGCAGGACGACAGCCCAAACACCGCCGAAACCGGCCTGATAGATGCCCTGACCGGCTTTTTCAAGCGTTTCGCTGCAGGTGCGCTGCCCACCGAAACCATTCCACCCAACACAGAGAGCAAACCCCCAATGGATGAAGCTACAGCAACGGCTTTGACGGCCCTGGTGGAGCAGCTGCTGGTTGTCGCTGCCGGCCTTCAAGCCGTCATCGAGCCCGCCGCCGCCGATGCGCCTGAACCCGATCAAGACCTGATCGATGACGTCAGCACGGCCGTGGACGAGATCGTGGCCACCGCCGAGCAAGAGCGCGAATTCCGCCGCCAGAGCAAGGGCAACCAGTCCGTACTTGCCAAGCTGGATGCATTGCAGAAGCAGTTCAGCGCCCTGCAGAACAACTCAACCGGACGCCAGTTGCCGCGCAATCCCGGCCCGGTAACCACCGTCAAAAAGCGGGTGCTCTGACATGGCTTATTCACTGAGCGCCTACGGCGCCAAGATGTACGCCGAACTGCAACTGGCCATCGCTGAAAGCTACGGCGTGGAGTTGGCCAGCAAGCACTTTAGCGTCGACCCGACCATTGCCCAGGAGCTGAACGACGCCATCACGGCTAAGTCGGACTTCCTGGAGCGGATCAACGTCATTCCGGTGACCGAGATCAAAGGCCAGAAGGTCTTCATTGGCGTGTCGGGTCCGGTCACTGGTCGCACGAACACCAAGACCACCGATCGCGAAGCCAAAGATGCGTCGTCGCTGGATCAGGACACCTACGAGCTGTCGTCGACCGAGTCTGATGTTGGCCTGCCTTACGCCAAGATCGATGCCTGGGCCAAGTTCCCGGACTTCCATCAGCGTTACTCCGCAGCTGTGCAGAAACAGATCGCGCTGGACCGCATCATGGTCGGTTTCCATGGCACCCATGCTGCCGTGCAGACCGACATCGAAAAATACCCGATGCTGCAGGACGTCAACAAAGGCTGGCTGCAACAGGCACGTGAACAGATCCCGGCCCAGGTACTCAAGGAAGGCAAGGTCGCCGGCAAGGTAACCCTCGGCGCCGGTGGCGACTATGCCAACCTCGATGCCCTGGTGCACGACACCAAGCAGCTGGTGGACGAGCGTCTGCGCGATGCCGGCGACCTGATCGCGATCATCGGCACCGACCTGCTGGCCGCCGACAAGGCCAAGCTGTATTCGAAGCAGGGCGACACTCCGACCGAAAAAGAGCGCATCGAAGAAGCCCAGGTAATCGCCACCTACGGCGGCCTGCCGAGCTTTAGCGTGCCGTTCTTCCCGGTCAACGGTGTGGTCGTCACCAGTTGGGACAACCTGTCGATTTACTTCCAGGACTCCAGCTGGCGCAAGCAGACCGTCGACAATCCAAAGCGCTCCCGCGTTGAGGACTACAACAGCCGCAATGAAGGTTATGTGATCGAGCAGCTGGAAAAGTTCGCCATGACCGAAAACGTGGAGCTTGTGGCGTGAGTCTGGCCCTTGCGCACAAGCGCCGCACCATCGCGCTGGGAGGCGCCGCCATTACGGCGGCTGCCGTCTCCGCAGCGCTTCCTTACTCGCCGGCGGAAGCCCTGAGCAGCCCCGCCAATGCACGCAAGCACCTGCTGCTGCAGGAAGCGGCATTGGACCAGGACCTGGCGCGCATCAGTGCGATCAATGGCCTGGCCGGACGCCAGGCACTCAAGCGCGACGAGCTGCTGCCCAAGTACCAGGAATACGTACAGCGATATTGCGAGTCGGGTTTGGTCTTCCCAAATCGCGTTGCGGTGCAGGTGTTGGTCTGGCTGTTCGACACCGCCCAGTTCGAAGACGCCCTGGAGCTGGCCGACGTTCTGATCGAGCAGGACCAGCAGATGCCGGAGCGCTTCAAGCGCCGCGACATCAAGACCTTTGTCGCTGACGCCGTGTGCGAGTGGGCCTACGCCGAATACAAAGCCAACCGCAGCCCAGAGCCTTACCTCTCCGACTTGCTGCCCCTGGTTGACGGTGAGTGGCAACTTACGGAGCAGATCCCGAGCAAGTACCACAAGTTGATCGGTATGCGCGCCATGGAGGCCGGGAATTTTGAGGTCGCACTCAAGCACCTGGAGCGCTCAACGGAGCTGTACGCACAGGCCGGCAACGACACCCGCATCGAAAAGGTCCGCAGAGCCTTAGCAAAACAAGCGGCCGCTACCTCGGCCACCGAATAACCGACTACCCCCCCCAGCGGGGACCTGTGGAAGTGAGCCGCCCATTTATGGACCGTCCCACTGAAAACAGGCTCCCCGCCCTATTTGAGCGGTCAGTATGAGCTTTTCAGGTAAACCCACCACCCTGGTGGAACTGGCGATCGAGAACGACGGCTTTTGGCCGAACCTCGATGTGGCCGAGTTTCAGAAGGGCTATCGCCTGCCGGCGGAATACCTGGTGGAACTGCTGACGGCTGAATTGACCACGGCGATGACCGAGGTCAACAGCGACTTGGCCACGTGCAAAGCGCGTTGGCAGAACCAAGGTGTCACCACCTTGGAATCTGCGGCCCCTATGGTGCTGCCGGAGCGCACATTTCAAGCCGCGACGTACAAGCGCGCCGTGTATTGCCGGGCCAAGGCCACCTTGCTGACCCAGTTCGCAACCATCATCCGCCGCGAAAGCGCCGAAAACCTGGGCAAGGAATTGCCCGATCGCCCGGAAACCTTCCTGGCATTCAGCCAACAGGCTGTGCGCTCGCTGCAGGGCCGTGGCCACATCACGGCGGCGTTGCTATGAACAAGCTCCGCGCCCTGACCACCTACCTGATCGGCCTCGACCTGGTGCTGCCCGAGCAGATCGACAGCTGGGCCGAGCAGGTCAACTTGGACCTGATCTGGAAAGACACCACCCAGGGCCTGCACATGGGCGATATGCGTTATCGCGCCGTAGTCGTGATCGAGCGATTCGCCGGCAACCCGGCCTTGTTGATGGCGCTCCTCGGCGGCTGGCTGGAAACCAACGATCCCGATCGGGACGACGACCTGCCGGCGCCGACGTTCGCCGTCGACCAGATCACCCCGGACGAAGCGGATCTGGAACTGACCCTGGAGTTTGTCGAGGCACAGCACCTGGCAGAAGACCCCAACGGCAAGGTCGAGGCCTTCGGCAAAACGTGGGGCCTGGTCGACTTCGACCTGTGGGTTGCTGAGCAAGGCGAGGTCCGCGGCGGTGGCGCGTAGCACTTTCGAGCTGGACGTACGGGGCCACCTGGGCGTTCGCGAGCAGCTGGCGCTATTAAGTCTGCCCCCGCAGCTGCGCCGGCGTTTGCTCAACAACGTCACCAAGCGCGTGCGCACCATGAGCCGTAAGCGGATCCGCGAGCAGCGCAACCTGGACGGCTCGGCCTTCGATGCGCGCAAGGGCGACGGCAAGGGCAAAAAGAAGATGGAAGCCGGCCTTGGCAAGTTGCTCCAGGTCACCAGCGTGAGCGCGGACTCCGCAACCCTGGGATGGCGTAACGGCCTGACCGGCTGGGTCGCTGCGCAGCAACACCACGGCGCGACCGAGCGCCGTACTGCCGCGCAGATGCGCCGGTGGAACAAGGTGCCCGAGGGCCTGGCCGCGACGGACAAACAGGCAAAACGTCTGCGCCGCTTGGGCTTCAAGGTTCGCCAGAAGGGCAAGAAGAGCCTTTCCCGGCCGACCGTGGCATGGATTCAAGAGCACGTGAACTACGCCAAGGCGGGCCTGCTGATACGCATCCTGTCCGACGAAAAGGCCGAGGGCAACGGCGCGCAAAGCTGGGAAATCACCCTGCCGAAACGCCAGTTCCTGGGCGTCAGTACCGACCGGGATACCAGCCTGCTGGTTAACCAGGTGCTGGCACAAATCCTCAACTCCCCCAAATAACGAGGCACTGCATGGCACTTGGCAAAGTCAGCGTTAACAATCTCAACCTCGGCCAGGGTGCCGTGACCGAGATCGAGCGCTATTTCCTGTTTATTGGTCCCGGCGCTAAGAGCGTCGGTAGCCTGATCGCCTTGAACACCGACAGCGACCTGGAAGCGGTCCTGGGCCAGCCCGTCAGCGACCTGAAAACCCAAGTCGCGGCGGCCAAGGCCAATGGCGGCGACCGCTGGGCTTGCCTGGCGGCTCCGATTGCTGCCGATGGTGACTGGCTTGTCGCCCTGGAAAAGGCCCAGCAGCAGGGCTTTTCTGTGGAAGCCGTGGTGATCACCAAACCGGTGGCCGCTGCTGCTGAACTCTCGGCCATGCATGACGCCGCGATCGCCGTCAGCAACACCTACGGGCGTCGTGTGTTTGTGATGGCCAGCACCGTCGGCATCGCTGCAGAACAGACCTGGTCGGAATACCTGGCCCAGCAAAAGGCGATCACCAAAGACCTGGCTGCACCGCGTGTCCTGGTCGTGCCCCAGTTGCACGGCAATGACTTGGGCGTCCTGGCTGGGCGCCTGGCCAATGCAGCGGTCAGCATCGCAGATAGCCCGATGCGCGTGGCCAGCGGCGCCCTTTTGGCCTTGGGCAGCGTTCCCAAAGACAAAGACGGCCTGCCGCTGCCATCGGCCGTCCGATCGGAACTCGACAAGGCGCGCTTCTCTGTCTCGCAAACCTACCCCGACTACCCGGGCGTGTTCTGGGGCGACGGCAACATGCTCGATGCGCCGGCGAGTGACTTCCAGGTGGTCGAGTACCTGCGTTTGGCTGACAAGGCCGCTCGCCAGGTGCGACCGCTGTTGATTCTGCGTGTCGCCGATCGGCGCCTGAACAACACGGCCAACAGCATGGCGGCCGCAATCAGCGCGTTTATGAAGCCGCTGCGCGTGATGGCCAAGTCCACGACCTTCGCCGGGCAGGTGTTCCCGGGCGAGATCGAATCCCCGAAAGACGGCGACATCCAGCTGGTCTGGCACACCAAAACCAAGGTTGAGGTGTACATCAAGATCAAGCCCCTCAATTGCCCGAAAGACCTCACGGCGAACATCGCCCTGGACCTTTCCAACGACGATTCGGAGTAATCCCGTATGTCCCGTATTGGCGGTAAAAACTTCGACATCAACCTGGGCGACCTGCAGATCCATGTTGAAAGCTGCACCCTGGACGTCACCGATAACACCGCCGTGGCGCAATCCCGGGGCGTGCCCAACGGGCACGTCGACGGCGATGTGTCGTGCAGCGGTGAATTCGAATTCGACACCAGCAATTTCAACCTGCTGATCGAGGCCGCTCGCGCTGCCGGCAGCTTCCGACAGTTGGAGCCCTTCGACTCGGTGTTCTTCGCCAAGGCCGGCGACGAAGAGCTGCGCATTGAGGCCTTCGGCTGCAAGTTGAAGGTATCCAGCCTGCTGAGTGTCGACCCCAAGGGCGGCGAGAAGTCCAAGCACAAGGTGCCTTTCGACGTCACCAGCCCGGATTTCATTCGCGTCAACGGCGTGCCGTACCTGGCTGCTGCAGAGATCGAGGGCCTGCGCTGATGGTTTGCCCGTTCGATCGCGCCCAGGCCCTGGAACAACGTCAGCGTGACGCGGCGATCGCGGCCGCACTTGCTGCAGCACGGCCGAGCGGGCCAAGCCTGACCCACTGCGAAGACTGCGATAAGCCTATCCCGGAAAAGCGCCAGGCCCTGGGCGGGATGACTCGCTGTGTTCCATGCCAATCACTTGTTGAGCAAGGACAGCGCCGATGACCGCTCGCGCCAAGCCCAAAGGCACCCTGGAAAGCCGCTTCGCAGTGCTTGAACACCGCGTCAGCGACCTGGAAGAACGTCACGAAACCGTGCCGACCCGTGTCACACGGCTGGAGGGCGAATTCGAACACATGGCGGTACAGCTCTCGGATTTGAACGATGGCCAGCGCGAGCTGACGGCCACCGTGTCCGACATCGGCACCAAGGTCACCCGCATGTTGGCGGTACTGACCGTGCTGGGTGTGGTCGCGCAGATGGTAGGGCCGGCGCTGTTGCGGATCCTGTTCCCATGAGCCTGCGCGGCAAGATCGCCGCCGGTGGCATCACGCTCTGCAGCTCCGCATTGGTCGTGTTCTTGGGCACTTGGGAAGGTAACGGCCAGAACACCGTGTACGCGGACAAGTTGGCTCGTGGCCTGCCGACCGTGTGCAAGGGCATCACCCGTTACACCAGTCCGTACCCGCTGATTGTGGGTGACTACTGGTCGCCGGCGCGCTGCGCTGAGGTGGAGCAGCTGGTGGTCGAGAAAGGCCAACTGGCCCTGGCTGACTGCCTGACCAATCCGGCGATCGGGCAGAAGACCTTCGACGCCCTGAGCAGCCATGGCCACAACTTTGGTACGCCCAGCACCTGCGCCAGTCGCGCCGTGGGCTTGATCAATGCCGGCAAGATTGCAGAAGGCTGCAAGGCGCTGGCCTGGGGCCCCGACGGCCAGAGCCCGGTGTGGTCGTCGGTCACTGACGCCAAGGGCCGCAAGCGCTTTGTTCCGGGGCTGCACGCTCGCCGGCGTGCCGAAGCGGCCATGTGCGCGGAGGGGTTGTGATGCTGCGCGAGATCCTGTTTCCGCTGCTGCTGTGCGTGGTCGCATTTATCGGCTTCGACATCCTGGAGGGGCAACGCGACACCGCCCGCCAGGAGCGTGACAACGTCCTGTTCGAAGTGACGGGCCTACGCGAAGCCGCCCGGATCAGCGGGGAAATGCTGGCCGACCGTGACGCGATCGATCTGAGACGAACCCTGGAGCTGAACCATGAACGCGCTTCAAACCTTCTGCTGCAGCGCTCTGTTGACGATCGCCGTCAGCGGCTGCACGTCAACGCCACTTGCAGTGCCGCCGGCACCGAAAAAGCCAGCGCCGGCGGCGTGGCTGATGCAGCCGCCGCCGAACTCGCAACAGACGCTCGACCGGATTATTTCACCCTCAGAGATCAACTTGCCCTCAGTAAGCAAATGATCCTGGGCCTGCAGGACTACGTGCACCAGGTGTGCCTGCGCTGACCCGAAACCCCTTTAAACCAACCACCACAACGGATACGAACAATGAGCCAGACCCAAGCCCGCGAAATCACCCTGGAAGTAGGCGAAAAGGAATTCACCTTCACCCTGACGCCCCAAGACGTGACCAAGTACTTCAATGCCATGACCGCAAACAACAAGGTCGCACCGTCTTTCAACCTGCTGAGCAGCACCGTGCTGCCGGCTGAAAAGGCCGGTCTGCGCGAGGTGTTGGCCAACCCGGTGATGACCATGCAAATCGCCGGCGCGCTCCTCGAGGAGTACGCGCCTGACGTCGAGATCATCGTAAAAAAGCCCTTGAGCACGCTGACCGCCTGACCGAAGACGGCCTGGGCCAGTTGCTGGCCCTGACCAACCGTTGGCTACCTGGTGCCGAGCCCAGCATCGAGAACATGGGCACGGCCAAGTGGCTGGATGACGAATATTGGAAACGCATGGAATTTGCCGTCGCAAGCGGCATTGCCCGTGCGTTGAACGGATAGGAACCACATGGCCGATCGTAGCGCCCGCCTGGACTTCATCCTGGCCCTGACCGACAAGGTCACCGCGCCCCTGGGCAAGGTGAAGATGGGCTTTTCCGAGCTGACCGAGCAAAGCGAAAAGAACATCAAGACCATGGGCATGGGCCTGGCCGGTGTGACGGGCGCTTTTGTCGGCATCAACGAATCACTGCAGCCCGCGCTGGAGATGAACCGCGCCCTGGGCGAGGTCAAATCCCTGGGTGTGGCCGAAGATGCGCTGACGGCTTTGAATCAGAAGGCCCTGGAGTTCTCGGTGAACTATGGCGAGAACGCCCGGGATTTTGTGGCGTCCGCCTACAGCATTGAGGGCGCTATCAAGGGGCTCACGGGCAGCCAACTGGCGACCTTCACCAACACCAGCAACCTGTTGGCCAAGGCCACCAAATCCGACGCCGAGACCATGGGCGCCTACGTGGGCACCATGTACAACCTGTTCAAAGGCCAGGCTGACACCATGGGCAAGGGCGAATGGGTTGAAAAACTCGGTGGGCAGACTGCCTTGGCCGTGCAGCTGTTCCGCACCGACGGCGCCCAGCTCAAGGACGCTTTCAAGGAAGTGGGCTCGATCGCCACCGCCGCCGGCGTGGATATCGCCGAGCAGTTCGCGGTGATCGGCTCGCTGAGCAGCACCATGGAAGGCGGCGACGCCGGCGGGCGCTTTAAGGCGTTCTTCGAAAACCTGGGTGCTGCGTCCGAGAAAATGGGCCTTAAGTTCACCGACTCCAACGGCAAGGCGCTGCCCATGCTGCAGATCATGGACAAGCTGCAGGGCAAGCTGGGCGACCTGACCAGCGCGTCGGCCAGCGCCAAGCTGATGGAGGCGTTCGGCGGGGAGGGCGCCCAGGTAATCGGCTCCCTGGCCAAGGACACCGACCGCCTACGCAACGGCATGGAAAAGCTGGGTAAGGTGCGCGGCCTTGAAGACGCGCAGAACATGGCCATGGCCATGGTCGACCCGTGGCAGCAGTTCGGCGCAGCGGTCGAAGCGCTGCGCATCGCCTTTGGCCAAGCGCTTATTCCGATCCTGACGCCTTTGATGGCCAAGCTGTCGGGCATCGCCGGCACCATGACCCGCTGGACGCAGATGTTCCCCAACATCACCCGGGTGATCGGCATCGTCACGCTGACGATCCTGGCGTTGATCGCTGTTATGTCCCTGCTGACCTTTGCCGTCGGCGCCGGCCGTATGGCCTGGCTTGCCATGGTCACCGTCTGGAAATTGGTGCAGATGATGAGCCTTCGGACCACCGCCGTGTTCCTGATGCAGAAGCTGATCATGCTGACCTATATCACCGTGGTCTATGGCCTGACCGCCGTTCTGACCCTGATTCGCGGCGCCATGCTCATGTGGCAGGGCGCGATCTGGCTGGTCAACGCGGCGCTGCTGGCCAACCCGGTCGTGTGGATCGTGATCGGGGTTATGGCCTTGGTCGCGGCGGTGATCGCTGCCGTTGTGTACTGGGACGAATGGACGGCTGCGCTGATGAACAGCGAAGCGTTCAAGTGGGTCAGCGACCAACTGACCGCGCTGTCGGACTGGTTTGCATCGATGGGCGGCTGGTCCGGGATGGCCAAGGCTGCGTGGGACGGGATCGTGGCGATCTTTCACACGGCTATCAACGGCCTGATCGAGATGTTGAACAAGATCCCCGGCGTCGACATTGAAACCCGCTTCGGCGCTATGCCCGAGGTGCCCGGTACTGACATCGGCCTCAACACCATGGACAGCGCTGCAGCAGTGCAGCGGGCCCAACAGACCATCAACGCGGCCATTCCAAGCCTGTCGCCAGCGCGGCCCAACGCCGTGCCCCAGGGCGGGCTGCTGACCAGCATCCAGAACAACAGCAGCAGCCAGAACAAAGGCATGCACGTGGAGAAAGTCGAGATCCACAACAGCAAGCCTATGACCTCGCTGGAGATGGAAAACATGGTTGCCATGTCGGTGGGCGGATGAGCGAGTACATCGATCTTCTGATTGTCGGCAATGACCTGGTGCTGGACCTGTCGCGTCAGCCGCTGCTGATCGATGACCGGGCCAGCATCGCCCAGGACATCGCCCACATGATCCGCGACAGCGGCCTGCTGGTCACTCTGGTGGCCGAGCGCGATCGCCTCAAGCAACGCGACTGTATCCAACAACTGGAACTGCTGGTTGAGGCCGACGAGCGCCTGGTGCCAGGTACCGCGCAGATCACCCAGCTGCAGCCGGGCCAGTACCTGGTCACGGCGACAACCCTGAAATTCGGCAATATTGAGGTGGCTTTGTGAGCGACGTAGATTTCAAGCAGGCGCTGGCCGACGCCGGCATTCCCACGACCGAGGCGGGGCTCCTGCAGGCGTGGGAAAAAGAGGTAGCCGCCCAGGGCAGCAAACTGAGCAACACCAGCGCCTATTCGCCGTTCTGGCGCGTGGTGCGCGCCCTGGTGACCAAACCGGTGCTGTGGATCCTTGATTTTTTCGTGGCCACGGTGCTCCCCAACTTTTTCGTCAAGACCGCTGTAGACGCCTGGCTCGACATGCTGGCCTGGGCCGTGAACGTCGAGCGCAAGGGTGCGACCAAGGCCAAGGGCTTTTTGCTGTTCACCCGCGAAGCCGCCGGCGGCGCCCTGGAAGTGCCGGCCGGGACAGTAGTGCAGTCCGCATCGATCAATGGCCATATCTACCAGGTGGTGACCACGGCGGTGGGTATCTTCGCCGATGGGTTGATGCAGCTGCAGATCCCGGTCGAGGCGGTCGACACCGGCGCCGGTTTCAACCTGGCCCCGGGTTATTACGCGATCTTGCCGGTACCGGTACCGGGCATTGCCCAGGTGGTGAACACCGACGGCTGGTTGACCACACCAGGTGCAGATCCTGAGCCCAACGACGAGCTGCGTTTGCGTACCCGCAACCAGTTTTCAGCGGTCAACCAGTGGCACACCGACGCGGTGTATCGCGCCATGATCTCGGCCTTTCCAGGCGTGCGCCCGGATGGCGTGTATTTCCAGCACGGCGCGCCACGTGGCCCGGGCAGCGCAAACGCCTTTGTTCTGTTCGACGCGGACGTGCCGGCAGCGACATACCTGGAGCAAATCAACGCGCATATCCGCGACCAGGGCAACCATGGCCACGGCGATGACCTGTTGGTGATGGTCATGCCTGAAACCCAGCACGCGGTGAAGTTGGAGATCTGGCCGCGCTCGACATTGACCACTGAACAGCGGGCAACCCTTAAAGACAACGCCGCGCTGTTCGTGCGTGCCGCATTCCGTGACAGCACCGCCACGGATTTCCAGCCGACGCTGACCTATCCCCAATCGCGGTTTTCATTCAGCCGCCTGGGCGAAGAGCTTCACCAGCAGTTCGCCGGCATCGAGTCATTGCGCTTTACCAATGCCGACATCATCAGCGAACTGAACATTCCGCGGATCCAGAGCTTGGAGGTGCTGCTGCATGATTAAGCTCGACTTGCCGTTTTGGCTCGATGGGACCGAGCTGGCCAAGCTCAAGGCCGCCGCCCAGTCCTGGTGGGAAAAGGTCGAAGGCTGGTTGCGCTGGCCGCTGCTGCAGATGGATGCGGACACCTGCCATATCACTGTGCTGGACCTGTTGGCCTGGCAGCGGGACATCACCCGCTTCAAGGGCGAGCCCGAGGCCTTGTACCGCCTGCGGGTCAAGTACGCCTTTATCAACGCCGTCGACGCCGGCAGCACCGCCGGCATGAAACGCATCCTGGAGCGCCTGGGCGTCGGTTATGTCGAGATTGAGGAGCGCCAGGCCGCTCGCGACTGGGACGTAGTGCTGCTGCGTTTCTCCGACTCCCAGTTATCGCAGAACCCCGAATTGCTACGCGTGCTGATTCAGCAGTACGGCCGCACCTGCCGGCGTTATGACTTTTCCACCATCACACCGGTGCCGGTGCAGATCGCCCTTGTCCACTTTCACGACGATCAGCAAACGCTGGTCGCCAGCCTTTAGGAGCCCTCATGGGAGCCGTTATTACCCTTGCAGGTGAAAGCCTGATCGCGCAAAAACAAGCCGCCAACGCGGCGTTGAAAGTCAGCCGATTCATTTTTGCCAACGTGCCCGGGTTGAACCCAACCGCACCTGTTGACCGTGCCGCGCCGAAGCCTATGGCGGCGCAGATCGTGTATACGCATCAGATCCCGTCCGAGCATGTTGGCTATGTGAACCCCAACCAGGTCGTGTACAGCGCACAGATTGGTTCGGACGTTGGCGACTGGGACTTCAACTGGATCGGACTGGAGACCGCCGACGGCGTGCTGTTCGCCGTGGCGTATGTACCAATGCAACAGAAGCGCCGCAACATTCCACCGCTGCAGATCGGTAACAACCTCACCCGCAACTTCCTGATGGCGTTTGACGGTGCCCTGGCTCTGACTGGTATCACCATTGACGCCAGCACCTGGCAGCACGACTTCACTGTACGGTTTGCCGGTGTCGATGAGCGCGAGCGCTTGAGCAACCGCGACGTCTATGGGCGCGCCTGCTTCTTTGGCAGTTCGCTGCAGTTGGAAAAGGTCGGTGGCAGTTACCAGCTCAAGCCTGGCACCGCCTACATCGAGGGCATTCGCCTGGTGCAGTCGGCGACCTTGCCAGTTGTGCCGCCGGCGTTGCCCGCAAAGGCCTGGCTGGATGTTGTGCTGCAGCGCGAGCTGAGCGACGTAGTGGCCAGCTGGACGGTGGTGTTCGGTGCTGAAAAAGCGGACTACATCGACGCCTTGGGTGTGAGGCACTACTGCGTAGCCCTCGCGGATCTGACTGACTCCAGCATGACGGATCGTCGTCCCGTGGAGGCCATTGACGGTCCTTTGGTTCAGCAGTTTGCACTGCGAAATGGTGACTACGAGCAACTGCGCGCCCGTGCGACCACTAAGGATGATGTGAAGCTGGGTAACTTGCCTAATGCAATCAGCGATGATCCAGAAAGCAACAGCAGCGTAGTTCTGGCTACCACAAAGGCAGTGAAAGCTTCCGCCGCTTTGATCTGGACGGCTCTTGCCAATGTTGTATCCGGTGCCACTGTCGTGGGCAGGGCGGCGGTATTGGCGACCGCTCGAAAGATCACCTTGGGCGGAGCGTTAACGGGCAACGTCGGTTTCGACGGGAGTGCCGATGTCACCCTTACAGCTACCTTAAACCAGGCTACTGAAGCGGTGGTTGGTGGGGCTAAGGTGGCGACCCAACAGCTAACAAATGTTGGGGCAGACGATACCGTTTACGTCACCCCGAAGAAATTACGATGGGGCTTTCTGCTGAGCTTGACCGCGAACGGCTATGTGGTTTTCCCAACTTGGTTGGGTGGCTTGATCATTCAATGGGCGCGGGGTGTTCACACCAATGTAGGTGACAGTACGCAAACCATCGCGCTCCCATTGGCTTTTCCTTCGACCAACCTTTTTTCATTGTCCGGCACCATTGCAGTGAGCAATGTCACCTCCGACATGTGGTTTCAAACCATGACCGCTAGCAAAGAGTCAGTCGTCGTTGTCGCTCAATGGTCCGGGACAGGTAGCGTCAGTGCCGGTGCTTACCCTCAAGTCCTGGCCATAGGATATTAATCATGCAGCGTTTCTATAGCCCGAGCCTGGGCACCACGTACTTTCCTGCAATGCACGCCAGCATTCCCGATGACGCAGTCCCCATCAGTGAGGTGTTGTACCTGTCGGTGATTGCCAACCCACCGATGGACAAAGTGCGTAGCCACGACGCCAACGGCTTACCTATCCTCATCGATCCTCCGCGACTGCAGCCCGTATACGACGCGCAAACAGCGAGGATCAACGCGGCCTGTGAGTCGGCTATCACCGCAGGGTTTTGGTCGTCGGCCTTAGGCACACGCCATCAGTACAGCAGCGAATTGAACGACCAGCTCAATTTGACCGGCGCCGTGTTGGCTGGACTGGATACGCTCTTCGCCTGCCGTGATGAGGCAGGTGTGAGGGAGTTTCGCCCGCATACCTACGCGCAGATCCGCCAGGTCGGAGAAGACTTCACCCTAATCAAACAGCAGCTACTGCAAAAGGCATACGCTCTCAAGCAGCAGTTGGATGATGCGCTTAGCGCGGGTGACCTTGACGCACTGGAGGCTGTGAAGTGGTAAGCACTCCAAACGCTACCTGGGCGCCCGTGACCATGCGCTGGCCCGAGCAGTCCACCGAGTGGATGGGCCAACTGGCAGCGGCTCAGGATCTCGCCGGCGGCGAGCTGGCCACCACAGCGAAACGCCTGGCGGGTTTGGACGGCATGACCAGCACCAACCCGGGACCGGTGGGCGACGCGGCCAAGGGCGCGATCGAGGCCGGCCGTGCCGCATTGGCCGGACAGATGGGCGAAGCACCGGCGTGTCTTGCCGTGACGCCGTTTCAAAGCGGTGTAGGACAAGGCCGTGGTCACCAGCGTTTTCTGTCCGCACCGAACTTGTTGCAGCAGCTGGCGGCCAAACTGGTCGACGCCAGCGACAACGGCCGGCCCGCTGGCCCTCAATATGCGTTGTCGCTGATGTTCCTGGGCACGCGCCTGGATCAGTTTGCCGAGACCTTAGCGCGCTTCAACGCGCTGTTGCCGATCCCTGACCTGGTGCGCGCCGAACGCCGGGCGCGGAACCTGTCGCGGCTGGAGACTGAAAAATGGGAGATCCCCAGCGCTGGGCCTTTGCCGCGTTGGTCGGCGCTGCCCCTGGAGCGTTGCACGGTGGTCAAGGCTGCCAAGCAATCCATGGCCGGCCAGATCGCTGTCCTGGAGAGCTACGCGGCCGACAGCTCGCCCATGGGGGACTTGGCGGCATTGGCCGGTCGCAAGGCTGCTCAGCAGAAGGGCCGCGACAAACAGTTTAACGACCTGAAAGCCTTGCTGGCCGGCGGCAATGCCGATCACAGCATGCGTGCGCGGATCCTGGGCCCAGGTGACAGCAACGAGTTGCGCCGTGCCTTACTGCAGGGTGATGCACCGGGTCATGAGTGGGTGCTGTGCGCCGGCGTGCTGTTGGTGGGTTCGCGGGACGGCCTGAGCTTTGTCCGGGAGTTGATCGGCCTATGACGCTATTACTCGACGGCCAGCAAATCCTGGGCAAACGCCTGAAAATTACGGCCAACCTGCGTATCGAGAGTGACGATCTTTCGGGGCAAACCAGCAACAGCCAGACCGCGCACAAGGGCTTCAAGCCCAAAACCTTGACGGTCGCGTTGATGATTCCGTTTGTTGACCAGGTGCAACTGCGCAACCTCATGCGCCTGGCCGAGGCCACGGCCGGCGGTGGCCAACTCAAGATGTACCGCATCGTCAACGACACCGCCGCCGCGTTCGGCATCCGGGAAGTGCAATTCTCCGACGGTGTGAGCGCCCGGGAAGACGACTCGCTGAACGCCTGGCTGGTGCAATTCACCCTCTCAGAGAAACTGTCCAACCCAGAGCGGGTGGAGAACCGCCGCGCCGGCAACGGCGTCACGTCGCAATCCGGCCCGGGTTCGGCGGTTGGCGGTGCATCTGGTGGTGACGGCACCGGCGCCCCTGGGGAACTGAGTGGCTTTGAACGGACCTTGAAAAAGGTCGATGACTGGCTGGCCCCGACACCATGAAACTGCACAAGGTACTGACGATTGGCGGCACGCCGTATCCGCTGGTTAAGGATGAAGTTCGGCTGGACATCAAAAGCCCCGGCCGGGCGACCTTCACCATCCAGGCAGGCGCCCCGGTCAAAGGCCTGGTGATGCTCGATGTCGGCTACAACGACGGCCCACTGCAGCGCCACTTCATTGGCTTTGTTGAACGCTCTACGGCGATCAACAGCGTGCAGCAGATCCTGGTCTGCCGTGAACTGGCGGCGATCCTGTCGCAGCCTATGCCGTTGAACCTGCGACACGTCGACCTACAGGGCGTGCTGGCCGAGGTCAGCGACAAGGCCGGCCTGCGCTTCCGCGTGCCGGACAAGGCCTATGCCAAGGTCAAAGCCCCGTTTTTCTACAGCCTGGCTGCCGGTTACCTGGCCATGGACAGCCTGGCGAGCGTCTTCAACATCCCCGACTTCATCTGGCAGCAGCAGGGCGACGGCGAAGTGTTTGTGGGCAGTTGGGCCGACAGTTTCTTCGGGATCCGCCCACCGCTGCAGCTGCCGGTCGAACTGTTCGACGGCTATCAGGGCAACCAGAGCGCAATGATCGCGGCCCTTCCAGGACTTCGACCAGGTGCAACCATCAACCAGGGCGAGAGGATCACCAGCGTGACCCTTGCCGGCAATCAAATGGCGATCAAATGGATGACGCAATCCGTCGCTGTGTAGAGCGGCAATTCCCCGAACTGACCGGCGGCTACCACCTGCCACGCTTTGGCCGCGTGGTGGCCGTGCCCGATGCACCGGCCGCACCTGGTCTGTGCGACGACTTCCGGCCACGCTTCGGCGTCGACGTGGAAGTGCTGCTGCCCGATGGCGAGCCAGATCCCGCGCTGCCGATCCTGACCGGCTTGCCGCTGCCGGCACCGATGGGCGGGCAAGAGGCTGGCATGTTTGGTTTTCCGGAAGAGGGCACCACCGTGGTGGTCAGCTTTGCCTACGGCCTGCCGCATAAGCCCTTTATCACTCAGATCCTGCCCCACGGTCTGAGCCTGCCCCGGGTGCCGAAGGGTGACCAGGTGTGGCAGCACAGCGAGGCCTGCCAACAGCGCGTCGACGCCGACGGCAATTGGCTGCGCCAAACCGACGGCAAGATCCAGGACAAGGCGATCGAACGGGAAGTGGAGGCGATGCAGAACACTGAGAGCTTCCAGAGCCACACCAGGACGGTGGATGACCATTCAACAGAGTCTGTGGGGGGTATCAAGAAGATCGAGGCGCTGGGCGCGCTCAAGTTGTTGTCGGGTGGATCTGCGAGCCTGGCGGCGGTGGATGATCTGCACCAAGCGACCGGGCGGGATTTGAACCTGGTGGTGGGGCAGAAGCTCAACGCCACGGTGGGTGGGGATATGGAGGAAAGGATTCAGGGGCTGCGTAGAAGCGTTGCGGCGGTCAGCCAAAGGATGGTTGCGCCGAAAACTTGGATAGGTTCCGAGGAGGTGAACGTTCTGCAGGTGCTGTGCGATCTGCTTGACCTAGTGCAGCAGATGAATGCACAGATGGCTGTGCATACCCATATATCAGGCCCTGTCCCGAGTTCAGGTGATACGAGCGAATTTATGTTGAAAGCCAATGTTGCTGGGGGCCTTGCAGCGACGGTAAAAAATATCAAGCTTTAAAGTTGAAGCTTAACTCACGCCTTTTCCTTCGTCTTGTCGAGCGAACTGCGCAACGTCTCAACGTAGGGTGAGCTTATTTTTAGTTTGTCGGATAGCTCAATTATTGCGAGTTTGTTGTGTTTGAATTTCGCACCTTCAATTAGGTCTAGTATCCTATGGCAATGAATTGTTGCACTGATAATGTTCAGAGAGGTTAGCGCACTTCCTGAAAAGTTTGAAGGGTTTCTCAGTGCGTGAAATTCCTGAAGTTGTTGGTTTACTTCTTTTATAATTTCGGATAGCTGGATGATGTGGCTCCTTTGTTCAATAGAGTATTTGTGTGCAATGCTTGTAAAATGCTCGGATACAAAAGGGAGCGAAATTTCCAGTCGAAGTTGGTGTCCAGGAATTATGTGCTCTTTCACTGAATCATCATGAATTCGGATAGCTTCCTTGAATATATGTTCAAGATTATCTTTTGTTCTATTTAGCTCCTCTGTGATGCACATTTTTTTGTTTTTTAACGTGCTTTTCTCCTTATTTTTTTCGCGTAGCATCGTAATGGAAGCGCCTGCGATTACTCCTACTAATGAGCTAAGTCCTGGAATTAGAAGTTCTACAGTTGTTTTTTTGTTTTGTGCTAAGCCTAAGTAGTTTAGGCACTGTGCGAATGTGTCGATTTCCATAAGAGAAGGGCTCTGTATGTTTAGGGGGCTATAGCATTGGTACAGGCATGCCGATTAAGTTTTCAGCATGAGGTTTTCGTTTTTCTGCGTGATGAATTCCAAGTGCTAAGTAAATAATTGCGTGTCGAGCTGATTTCATCAGTCTGACTGTTTGCTCTCTGAGTTCAATGTCTGTGATTATGAAAGGGTAGCCCCTTAAGTTTTCTTCTTCTTTAAGTAACGCTTGCAGGTGATCTAATGACTCTTTGTTGTTGCAGGTGTCTTCGTCTGAGGTCGATGCAGAAATAGTAGCTTGCAATTCTTCGATTTTTTGAAGGATTTCGTTTTTGATGGCTGAAGTATCTTTAGTGTGCAGTTTGTTGATTTTATGCAGTGAGTCGATGGTTACTCGAAAACCTTGGTGTTCCATTTTGTTACGTATGTCAGCAAGTTTAAGGGCGTTCGAGTCCATCCAGTAGTTATGGTTTATATCTTCGTCGTCATTGATATCTCTGGAAAGCCAGTAAAGCGCTAATAAAAATGTGTTGTTGGAATTAATGAAATAGTCTCTCGTTTTCACTCTTTCAGTATCAGTAAACCAAACACGACTAAAAGTTACATTTTTGTCTTTGATGTCGAGTGATAAGTATTTCTTCATGAGTATGGAGATTTTGTCGAAGCAGGAATAGAGAAGTCTGAAAGAGACTTTCACCATTTCTATATCTCGGCGGTATAAGCAATAATCCAGGGAGTTGGTCAGGTGCAAACGTTTGTCTGAAAAGTGCTCAATTTCTTTAGTTGCGCTTATGCTGGTTATTGCGTCGAAGTAGTTGAATCTTGCAAATGCATATTGATGCTTTATTTCTGAAAATGCAGCGTTAAGAGCGAGAGTGTCCGATGTTGTTATTAGCGGGTTCACAAGATGCGCAAGGTCGGGTAGTGTGATTATATCCTCTTCTGCACATCGGTTGTTCAGTATCTCGTTTAGGTCGTTTATGTAAAGGGAGTTTTTGATACACCAATTGTTATAGGCCTCTTCTTTTTTTGTTGACTTTTTTCTCGGTTTTTCTTCTGGGTAGGGAGAGTCTTTTAAGTATTCAATGTTTTCGTCGTACCACTTTAGGAATGAAGTGGTGCAAGAGTCACGTTCCAAGTCGGCGATATGGTCGGGCTCGAATAATTTCTGCCTGTTGTCGTAAATATCTTTTAATATTTTATGCGCTTCGTATTGATAGTATATTTGGTGGCTATCATAGAATACTTCATCTGAAAGATGCAGTAAGGTAGTTCCTTTTTTTAGAAGTGCAATCGGGTTTCTGTTTATTCTTATCGCTTTGTTGAATTCCGCTATGGCTTCAAACTTTCGTCCTTGTCTTAGTAGTGCTGCTCCAAAGTTTGTAATTATTCTGCTTTGGATTTTTGAGGGGAGTTTTTTGAAGCCGTCTTCATACATTGCCTTACGGAAGTATTTTACTGCTTTTCCAGCGGTGTCTTTCTTCCATGAGGTTTTGAAACTTTCCCTAAAACTCAAATGTCCAGTTCCTAGTGAGTAGTAGAAGTGTGCTTGGTCCCTAGAGTTGTGGAATTTGCTGTCTTCGACTTTTTCGAGATACGCTTCTAACTCTATATGCTTTCTAGAATCTATGAATAGGTCAATTTTCTCGCATATCTCATTAAGCGCCTTCTGCGTCAACATCTGCCCACCCCTTTGAATTCTAGGCCTGCACGGCTCTCTCAAGATTACAACTGCCCTTGATAGCACGCTAGTGGCCATGACTCTTGCTAAAGAGCTTCAGAGCCAAGAATGTTGACTGGATAAAAATTTCTCTCAGAAAAGCACTTATCCCCCTCCCGCCGACCGGGTTTGCGTCGGTTTTTTGTGCAAAGGTTAGGGTGGCGCAATCAGCAGCGCAGCCCAGACCCGCTGCGGGGGCCGTAGGGCGAATGGCCATTTCACAAAGTGCAAAGTTTTGCGAAGGAGTGCAGCCAGGTTTCAAAACGAATAGCAGAGATGCTGGCGGGAGAGGGATGAGGAATCCCAAGGTTTATTGATCAAAAAGTAGGAACTCAGCTGTTTTTCGAATCGAGAAACATCATTTTGCAGACGATACTCTCTGTCGTGGATCTGACGTAAAATCTGCCCCAGGCCAGGGGAAACAAGGTCTCCGCTGTGATAGGGGCATTTCACTCGATGGCTTTCTTTGCTAAGCCGCGCCAGACCCTTTGAGGCGGGCCAAACCTTGCTTGATGTGGCCGGCATTCTCGCCGATCGTTTCTAGCGCACCTCTCACGTTATCGCCCACTTCCACCGAGCCTTGTTCCTCGAGGCGGAGAGTAAGCTCCATCACTGCGGCCTCAAGGGCTAGCTGATTTTCATACATCCTTTCAAGCACATCTCCGAGTGAATATTGATTGGACAT